CGGCTCGGATCATAATCTTTGCCGCACACACATAGGACTTGCCAGACCCCACAGGCCCCATCAGACCCGTCACGAATGACTTGTCTTGCAGGAACTTGAAAGCCGTTGGGCTAGAGCGCAGGTCAATATTTAGACTTGATAGCTCATATTCGCTACTCATACGGAGTTACCTCTTTCTTGAGTCTCTCAATGTAGACAACGGCGTCCATAAGCTCTTCTTGCAAGTGGGTCAACCAGCCGTACACGTTAATGTCCTGGCGCTCAGTCGTCACACCGTACTTCTGATAGCCCATCTCAGCACGGTGTTTGAACTTCTCCCGCACCGATTCCACGTTTGGGTCAATCACTTAATAACCTTCGTCCAAAGATACCCACCAACAACTTTTGCCGCAAACTGCATAGCCACAATCTCAAACATCAAGCCGCCAAACGCAATAGTTGGGAAAGCAATAGAGTCAACCGCCGCACCAGCGACATTTGATCCATTGGCTCGGACAAACCAAGACTTAGACTTTAGCTTTTGATAAACATAAGAATCAAAACCCATCGCAAGACAGAACGCACAAACACTTGCAAGAGCAATTTGTCCAGTTGCAGGGTTTAAAAGATAACTAATCCCACCAGCCACCAAAATTAAGCCTAGCATTTTGATTGTTAAATTTTTGCCATCCCATTGGTCGTGGATTTTGTCTCGCAAAGTAAGGTCTAATCCAATTAGGACAAAAGCGTTGATGATGCTAAACCAAGGCCCAAACACAGAGACGAGCAAATTTGCTGCCACCAATGCCAAAATATAAAGAATTAAATAAATCATAAAAGCGATCCTTGCTCTACTTGATAGAAAGACCAGGTTGCGGGGGCGTTGTGTGCTTCGATGCGAGATCGCATAACCGCCGCTCTCATCTCCTTTGTTGGAGGTTGATAGTTGCCTGTACGCCAATGCTTGTCCAGCCCAACATTGCGACCAATGTTTGTGCTGTCTGCTGATGAAAAAGGTAGTTTTGTAAACACGTTTGGAGCAAGCATCCTTAGTCCGTGCAATTTACAACAAGGACGCCCTATGTCGTCACAGACAACTCGCATAGCTTGACCTATACGCGACCACCAAGCCTGACTACCAACAACAGAATACTCGCCAGAACTACCAAGGCAAACACGAACATAAGTATTTGCAAGTTGTTCTAAACGCTCCAAACTTTCGTGCATATGCCAAACAGGTGCGCCAAACCAATTTGGCAGCGGGCAATCTTTTAGCAAAGCATCGTTGTCGGCTTCGCTCCCCTCAATGACATCTGGGATGACCGCAAAATCACATGATGGCACTTTTTTTAAATTAAGCGCCCAATCATAAAAAGCACTCCAATCAAGAACAGGTTTTCCGCTTCTCCAGGCTGAAAACGCACCATTGTCAATGGCAAAAGATTGGCAAACTTCAATGGCAATGGGCAACTGCTCTGGGTGAGCAAATGAAACAAATGCGTGACCAGACTCCACTGCTTTGCTAGCAGCAGTGGCTGGCGTTATAGGCAACCCGTGATAATGGATCATTTAATCTCCGACAGAATCATCAACAACGTCCTCAACATCAGGGGCTTGGATGTTCACGCCAATTACAGACGGCTTTTGTCCGTCATCAGGGGTATCCAGCAGACCAGATGCTTTAGCCAGGATACGTAGAATCTGTACCTTGTCGTACAGCTCTAGTTCAATCGTAGCCTCGCCATTCTTGTCAACCCGACTCTTGATAGATTTGATGCTTTGCAAGGCGTGTTCAGGAATACGGCTAGAAGCCTTGACCCTGACGTTACCCATGTCATCCCACTCAAAGATGTCAGTAATCTTGGTGTTAGCCATCGTCAGTAACGAATACGCTACCGCCTCACGGTTGGCAACAATCGTCTGGCTACGCTCAATGCGCTGAACCACATTACGCACCCCGCCCCACCCTTTTACAGATGGGACGGAGTTGCCAGACCCTTTCTTGGGTTTAGCAGTGGTCATACTTAGAACGGAATATCGTCGTCTGACTCAAACGCCGCAGCAGGTGCGGGTTGTTGTGCAGGAGTATGTGGGGCTTGTCCAGCGGCTTGCACCTTGGGCTTACCCTTGCGTAGTTTCAAGTAGGGGTTGCCTGCCTTGCTAACGTTCTTCCAGGCATCGAGGTAGCACTCAACACCATTCTCATCAACCCATGTACCAGTGTAGTCAGGGTGCTTCTCATCAGTCTTACGGGTGTTCTTCATCAACATACCCGTGTTTGGCTTCACTTCCATTTCAACGTCCTTTTTAACAAAGTGAGGGAAGTAATGCTATCACAATGAAAGCGTTGCAAGCAAGAAAAATATGCGCTACATTACACACATGGGGCCATCACTCAGCCCTCTGCAAGGCAGGCAACAGACCGAGCAGGATAAACGTACTGAATCCATCGGACTCTCTAGTAAGCAATGAACGGGATCAAACAGGTGGAGCTGGCAACTGAAGCCAGTGAAGTTAGATAAACAAGGTGTTGCAGCTTCTAAAGCAAAAAAGAAGCTACCCCCCAGTGAGTGCCATAGTTCGTCCCCATGCAGCACAGCAATTCAGTCGTCACAACAGGTTTGCAACTGGCTAAAAGCTGAAAAAAAATTGAGTGCTGACGTTTTCCAGAAAAAAATTGAGTGGTACACCCCTAACGCTAGGGTGAGGGGCGGGGGGGCAAGGGGTCGGTTTGTAGGTGGCAAGCACTACGCAACGCATACCGCCTACCCCTATCGATCAGCAACGATACACCCCCCGCCATGCTGAATTAGCGTATTCCACAATGGCCATTATGTTAAATGTTGCAACATAACCACGGAATCAGCGCAGAATCAGCGTAATAACTGATCAATTGACTGATCAATCTGCGCAGGCGTCGCACCTGGGCCAGCTGCTTCAATGGCCAGCTCTAATATGGCCGCGTCGACGTTTGCATACTGTGTGTAATCTTGCGATTCAACTAGTTGCATATCCTTTCCCCCTTCAGCAGATAGCGAAACACTATCGGCATTTACAGTCCGATTGACTTCCTCTATAGCATTAGCCTTCCTGGGCTTGCGCTTGGTTTTCTTTTCTGCTGTCATTTTCTTTGATTCCCTTTCCTGCTGTTGTAGTTGATATGGTGCCAATTCGCCTGCCACTGCTGCGGCCTGATCTGCTGATATATCGGCCTTGAATACTACCTGCCTGCTATCTGCACAATAGCCCTTGAAGCCCTTATGAATGACGCGAACGTATCCCTTATCGCCCAGGCTACGGATCAATACACCTGCCCTTACCCTGCTGATACCTAGATCCTGGCCTATCCTTTCCAATCCTGCCCAGGTCACGCCTGCTTTATTCGTATAACTGCACAGAACCAGCAGGGCGCGTAATTCCATAGGGGTCAGGCTTCGATCAGTGGCCGCGCGTATCGGGCATACAGTGATAGATCGCTGATCTGGGGCCTGCTGCTTCTGCCTGATCCTGGGCTTTTTATCGGGTATTACTAGATCCATGCGCTTATTATCGCGCAGGCATAAAAAAACCCCCAGGGTTTAATCTGGGGGCTATTGTGGCCAGGTTCTGTTATATGGCCATGCGTGCCATGCGCTGGGTTTCCCTGATCTTGCGCACTGCTCTGCTGATTGCCTGCTGACTGGTTCCTACGGCCAGAGCTGCGGTCACCTGCTTTGCACCTTCAATCAGTACCAGGCAGGCGCCCTGCTTTGCTCTGCTATCTCGCAGGCCCGCCAGGTCTGCCAATGCGTTAAATTGTGACCTGGTCATTGTTTAACCCCCATTAGTAAGGCCTTCAGCTCTGCCACTGTGCGCCCGCTGATCCTGGCCAGCTCTGCCAAGGTTATATTTGAGCTGTCGAAAAGATCGATTATTTCCTGGTCATTCATAATATTCCCCTGCTATTCCGTCAATAATGCCCTGGGCCTTCGCCTTACATTGTTCGACCTGGGCCAGTGATAAACCCGCGGCCAATTGGCCCGCCAGGTTCAGGGCTTTTTGCATCTGCTGCTCGCTTGGTGCAGTTATGGCCAGCACGAGGGCTTGCGTTAGCGCTTCGGTTTTACTCATTTTCTTACCCCTTCAAAATTGGAATAACGCGACGGGCTTTGGCATCTGTCACCCTGGCCCTGCTGCCATGCGCACGGAACCCGATAATTACTGCTCTGTCTGCACGTTGGCATAGTTGGCAGGTCGAGCAGCTCACGTTATCGCGGGTTTGCGCAGGACATATGACAATGGGCAGGCCGTTGGGTGTCGTTGTCTTTTCAGGGGTATCCATTGGCACGATACAGGTTAAAGGCAGGCCAGAATCGGCTAATAAATCTGCTTCGCCTGCATCATCCGCGGATAGATTTACAGTAAAACCCCAGGCCGTCGCCTGTTGCGCCCACTCAATCGCATCTAATGACTTTTTATGCGTAT